CGTGACCCAGTGCTCAATGCCGCCGTGGTGCCGCACGAAATGCACCGACACCCAGCTTTTCAGATCCTTCCACTTCCAGGAGAAGCGGAGCTTGCGGATGGGGGAGTGCTCCGCCAGCAGGATGGTCTTCTTCCAGCTGTCGGAGGGGTACGCGCCCGCGCCATCCTTGCTGATGGTCGTGCGGGCGGCCTGTTTCACCTTGGGCCATGTGTCGGCCCAGTCAAACCATTCGATCATGGTCAGCCCTCCATGTTCAGAATCATCAAAGCAGTTTGCGGCCACTTCGTGTCACTGCCCCAGCCGGGCGTTTCGCTCTGCATCTTGTAGCAGGGCTCAATCTTTCCGTCTATTTCCAGCTCAGGCACAGCCCAGGTAGACGCAAGGTATGTATAGCCTTTGAAGTACGGCTTGCCATCCAGGAAAATCGTGCCGCCGGTGTACTCCCAATCGCCACGCAGACCCGCATACGCATCGCTGCACCCGCTGGCCTTGATACGCCTCGCCGCCTCATTCCAGTCAAACACCATCAGCTCACAGCCACGGTGTGCTTCGCCCATCGCGAAGGCTTCCATAGTGTTCATTCCTTCTGAGCCTCCTGTACTCTCTCATCATCGAACGGTGCGCGGAAGTTGATCCACACGCCCGCCTTTTGCAATGCTTCCTCAATGACTTCATCCTTGTCCAGGGTGTTGATGATGTAGCCGTCCATCCGGCGCAGGAAGCGCGTGTTGCGCTTCTTGCCGTAGCCTTCCAGGTCGTGCAGGGCCATCACCGCGCCGGCGTAGCAGGTTCTCATAGCGAAGTTGCATGCGGCATCCCAGCCCTCTGCGTAGCCCTTCTGGAATGTGACCTCTCCCATCGGATGCGTCCGCCGGTGGTTGATGATCTGCTCATTGATGTACACGATCCTCCGAGCTTCCTTCCGGCGTTGCTGTCGGTTCATTGCTTTCCCACCTCCTTCTGCACAAGTCTCTTGCGATTTCGCGGTGAATGTCCCTTGACAGGCAGCCGCACGACCGGGTGCGCTTCTCGCGGAGGTTCACGCCCAGGACGGTCACCACCGCGCCGCACTTGCAGCTGCACAGCCATTCAGGCTCGGAGCGTAGCACCCGCCCGCGCTCATCGTACTGGCGGCGCGTTCCCGCCCTCGCCAGCACTTTCAGGCGGTCAAAGTCTCGCCCGGTCAAATCAATCAGCACGCCCATCTTACTTCCTCCCGCGGTACACCTTGTCGCCAACGGAGTAGCGGTAGTATGTGTTTTCATCTACCACCCACACCGTGCTCCGCTTTCCGTCCGTGCTCGTGATACCCAGCGAATACACCCAGGGCGTGTCGTCGTTTGCCGGGGAATATGCCGGATGGTGGGTCTTGCTGTCGATGTAGCCCGTCATAGGGGACGGATTGACCGTCAGCAGGTAGAACGTGCCCACCAGGAATACCAGGGCAAGGCCCAGGCAGATGATGCTGATAATGATGTCGTTACTCATTTGTGTCATTCTCCTTTGTGTGTTCTTTCAGCCATAAATCCGCGGCGTACTCGCGGTATATGGTCATGAAGTCGTCCAGCCGCATCGTCACGAGGATGTCAGCGTTGTTTTTCTTATGGAATACGGCGGGGATGTTGCCCTGACCGCCCGCCTCAGCGTCGCGGACGGCTTGTGCCATCCAGGTGTAGAGGCTCATTTTCTCTTGGTGCTTCGCCTCGCAATGTATGCCAGGAAGGCCTACCACATCGGACGCATCGCCCGTGTTGCCGCAATATTGGGCCGTTCTGCGGGCATCGTAGCCGTACTCCCGGAACCGGGAGGCAAGGGCGCGCTCGAAGCGCTTGCCCTTGTCCCTTGATGCTTTGCCCATTCAATCACCACCTTTCAGCAGCTCAGGGTTGTCGTGGATGTTGCCATCAACGCGGTATACAGCATCATGGTACATGTAGTAGAACCGCTTACGTTTCTTGTCATCAATTCCGAAGGAGCCGTCCTTGAACACGATCACGCCGCGCCCGGACAAGCCTCTGGTGCGCATCTGAACAACGTCCCCCTCGAAAATCTTCTTGCCGTTCTTGTCGGAAAGGCCGGTGTACTGGCCCACGGTTTCGGGGATGACTTCGAAATAGATGTCACCACCAAAGCACCCACTTGGATGCTTATGATTGACAATGTAGGCATGGATGTCAGGCTTGCCATAGAACTCTGTATCTTTCACAAGTAAGCCTTCAACCCATTCGTCGTTGATAACCTTCTTGCCCCGGAACAGGATCTCACGCATGACCTGCACCACCTTTCAGCGTGGCCTCCGCTTCCTTGTTAACAGAGGCCAGCGTCTGACCCTTCTTCAAGCCCACCATCCACGCGGGCGGCGTGGGCATGTCCTGCTCCAGGGGCCGCCACAGGTGGAGGCAGTACGGGTGGGTGTTCACATATTCGCTCTCCGCCGGGTGGTACTGGACGACGACTTCATCGGGGTGGAAGAACATGTGCTTGATCTCGCACATCTCCTCCCAGGTGGGGCAGCGGTGATTGAAACTGACCGACACATGCTCCCAGCCGCCGCCGTTTGAGAATACCACCGCAGCGGGCCGCTTCTTCGGGGAGCTGGCCAGGAGGGCTGTCGCCCACCCGCCATCCTCACCCGCTCGAATGATTGTCAGGCGCGGAACCGCCAGCAGCTCTGTCAACGTCTTCATGGCTCATCCCCCCATGTTTGGCATCAGGCAGTCCCAATACCAATCGTCGAACTTAGTTTCCTTGTCGGTGACGATTTCTCCGTTCACGATCTCGACGGTCTGCATAAACTGCATGCCACGTTCAAAGCCAACGATCTTGATGTCGATGTTGTGCTTCCGAGCCTTGTCCAGATAGGGAGCAGATTCAACACCCCATGCGGCCTTGAAACCGTCGATGCATACCGTTTGCACGCATTCGGGGTCATCGTCAGGTTCTACAGAAATAGAATCGCCATCGATGAAATTGCGTCGAGTATCTTTGATGTAATTAGACGGCCAAATGTACTTCTCGCCACATTCTGGACGGCTCAGCGTGATTTCATAGCCATCGTCGTTGAATACAAGATCACGTTCAACGCTTCCGAGGATGTTACCAGCCGGGGTGGCGACAAACATCAGTTCATTTTTGAGAAAACTCGCAATACCGTCGCGCTTGCCACGCAGGCGGATGTTACCTTCAACCCAATTCGGCATATTGTCATTCCTCCGTCAGGTAGGGAAGATCCCTGTCGATGTCATCCGGCACGTTGTCGGCCCACACATAGCTGTTTTCGAGGATGTATGTGTTGTAGGTGGCCGCCGTGCGGTTGGCGCGGATCATGGCCTGGTCGGCCCAGCCGCGCTTCTCCTCCGAGTCGCTGTCCTTGTACTGCTGCCAGGTCAGCTTGTCCGCCTCATAGCTGGCGATCATCGCCCGGCAGGTGTCTTCAACCTTTTTCAGGGTCTCGTAGCGCGTCGCGTCGTCCGCCTTCTGCACCGCGTGCATATGGGTATTCATATCAGCGCGGAAAAGCGGGGAGAAGTTGTACAGCAGCACCAGCGCGATGATAAACGCCGCAATGGCGAGCACAATCTTTTCGCCCTTACTCATTGTCGCTCACCTCGTAACGCACAACGGGGGCATCCACCACGAAGGGAATATCGCTGTACAGGTATTCGCCCGTCCACTCGACGTACTTGCCGTCCGGGGTGAAGAAGAAGATGCCGTTGTCGTTCTCGCCGTAGCTGCCATCAACGTCGGCAAGCCATTCGTTTTCATATGCGGAGGAACCGTTGATATAATCGCCAGCAACTTCGTAAAACAGAGAATCCGGGGTCAAGAAGCTGTTCAGGCTGGAGACCTTGCCGTCAACCACGAAGGAGCCGACTGTCGCATTGCCCGCAAAGAGGACGATGTAGCCCAGGGGCCTGTCGATCTCACAGGGCAGCGTGATCGCCTTTTCTCGCATACCATTGACCCAGTATGCTCGGCGGATCAGGTTGTAGCGCTCCAGGCTGTACTCGATGTCGGACGGGGTGGGTTGGCGTTGGGCCAGACCATGCGCGTTCTTTGTCGTCTGGGCAACGTCGGCTTCCGTGCCGGTTGCCACATACTCGTCACAGCTGCAAAGGGCAAACATCATCAGAACGAGAACGAGAACCAGGGCAATACGCTTCTTCATTTTTGCTTTTCCTTTCTTTCAGTCGGGCCGTTCATCAGAACGGGAGTTCATCGGTTTCAACCTCGGTGTAGCCGCTATTCGGCACCGCAGGCGCGGGAGCCGGAGCAGCAGGCGCAGCGGGTGCCGCCGCCTGGTCATCGTTGCGGCTGGAAAGGAACTCAACGTCCTCCGCCGTGACCTCCAGCTGCACGCGGGTGCTGCCGTCGTTGGCCTGATATGTGCGGTAGCTCAGAGGGCCGGAGACGAACACCTTGCGGCCCTTGGCCAGGAACTTCGCGCAGCTCTCGCCCAGGCCGCGCCAGGCATTCACGCGGAAGTACATCGTGTTGTCCTGGCCGTTGCGCTTCTCATTGACGGCGATGTCGAAGTTGCACACCGTCACGCCCTGGGGGGTGGCGCGCAGCTCCGGCGGCTTAGTCAGGTTGCCGATCAAGATGATTTTGTTCATATACACCATTCCTTTCTGCCGCCAGGAGGGTGATGGTCTTCCCGCCCAGCTTGGTCTTCTCTGTCCAAACCTTGTAACCGTTCTTGACCAGGATCGTCGCCACGGCCAGCCGGTCTTCCAGCTTGTCAATCTGCATCAACATGGTTTTCACCCTTTCATCAAATGAAGCTCGGCGTGCTCGTGTCTTCTTCACGCTTGCGCTTCACCATTTCGAGATAACGCTCATAGGCGGAGGATTTCTGCTGGGTAAAGGACAGGCCCTTGCACCAGTAGTCATTGCGCAGCAGGCACTTGCACACGCGCCGCCAGCTGGGCACATCCTTCTTCTGTTCGAGCTGGTAGTCGGCCTCATCGGGGATGCCGTCGGGGTAGCCTCTTTCCTGCCACCACTTGACGAACTTGTAGATTTTGTTCTTGTAGTGCTCCTGCGTTTTCGGGGGCATGGAGTTGATCAGAAGGTTCGCGAAGCTCTCCCAGGTGTGGCCCTCCGGCCTGGAGACCTTGTTGTAGCCGTTGATGTTGCCGCGCTCGTTGATGTACATAGCACCGCTATTCGCGCCATTGACGCGGGCCACTACCTTCGCCCAGGTGTCGGGCTCGATCAGGTGGAACAGCCACAGGCCGCGCCGCTGATCGTCGCCGTAGGGCTGGCAGATGCGCATCTGATGGATGGTAAGCCCGGCCAGGTGCATGTAGTCATACAGCTCATTGTAGGGCTTATCGGGGTTCTTGCCCTGGTAAATCCAGTCGTCCTCCGTCTTCCAGTCGTAGATCGGATAGACGTTGTATGTATGCTCCGTGACCTTTGTCGTCCACATCCGGCCCTCATACGGCGTTTTGTACCGGTTGGCAATCGTGCGGTATCGGTTCAGGCTTTCGTCGGATCGGATGCCCACGCAGCACGCGCAGCTCTTGCCCTGCGAATACCATTCACCGAATAGCGGCACAAACTCCTCGAACTCCATGCCGTCCACAAAGAACGGGAAATAGGCCGGATCGGAAATGCAATCCTTGGGCATGGGGCGAATCCAGTTCTTTTCGGCCTCAGCGTCCCAGCACTTCCGGAAAGGCTCATACACCGAGACGGCGTTGCGCAGATGGATCGGCAGGCAGCACCAGTACCATTCCGAGTGATCCTTGTACATTTCGCGGCACTTCTCCGCGTGGTCGATGGTTTTCTTGTACTGGCCCTCAAGGTCAATCAGCAGCACGCCCACCTTGCGCCCGCGCTTGATGGCTTCGTCCATCACCATGTGGAGCATACAGGTGCTATCCTTGCCGGCAGAGAACGAGACGTAGATGCGCTCGAACGTGTCAAACGTCCAGGCAATGCGCTGCTTGGCGGCCTCGTAAACATTCATGCTGAGATATGTTTTCAAAACATAGCCCTCCATTCATCGAACATGGAAATCTGCTGCCCGTGTTCCGTATCGTGTGTGTGCAGCCATTCTTTGATGACGGTGGTTGCGATTGCGTTCGCGGTGGTGCGCTGGGGAATGGTGAGCAGCCCCCAGGCTTCCCGCGTTTCGTCCTCATGCACGCCGCCGTAGATGCTGCAGCAGGCTTGCCCCAGCCACGCGCGGCGGTTGATCCCGGCGTTGGAAAGGTTGAACTCCGTCGCCACCGGCCAGGTGTCAACCACCATCCGCATTGCCTTCTCACAGGTGGCCGGATCACCAAGGATGGAGGCCGCGAGCTTCACACGCTCATTGCGGGACTCCCTGTCCTCGTCGTACATGCCGTGGTGGAAGTCCTCCCACTTGTTATAGTGATGAAAAATCCGTTTCATCCAGGCCGCCTCCCAGGTCGTCAGAAATATCGACCTCCCACGCCGTGGAGAACTCCTTGTCCGCGAACATTTCAGCCAGGCCGGTGATCTGCGAGAGGCGAAGCACCTCGTCCGCGTCCATGCCCAGCTCGCGGGCAATCTTGGCATCGCTCCAATTCCGGCGCTTGAGCTCGACCACGATGTCGCTCATGGCCTCGACGCGATGCTTGCCGCGGGCGCGGTTGTGTCGGATCGTCGAAGCAATGCGGTCACCCTTTTCCTCGCGGTCATTGTTGATGACGACCACGGGAAGGTAGCCGTGAATGCGGTCTGCGATGTCCTGGTATTCCTTGCCGACGCGGTTACGGTGGAAGCCGTCAACGACTTCATAAATGCCGTCATGCTGCCATACAACAATCGGCTGGGTGTAGCCGTCCTCCTGGATGGAAACGTGCAGCAGCTCCATTTCGGGAGGAGCAACGCTGTTCGGGTTGTAGTCGTTGGCGATGACCTGATCTGCCTTGACCCACTGGACACATTCCACCGGCTCGGCGGTAAAGGGACTGATCTCCTTCAGGAGGGCCTTGACCTCATTGATTGCGATGACCTTTTCGCCCAGCTCCATCCCGGAGATTTCCAGCAACTTCTCGCGCAATGCGTTATCCATATCTTTTGTGCCTTCCTTTACTTCTCGTTGATCTCCGTGGAGATGGCGGGCTTGGCCTTCTTGGCCGGGGCCTTCTTGTCGGTATCGCCCGGCTCGGTCTTCGTGACGATCACATGGGGCAGGGATGCCCTGAATGCTTCCATTTCGGCCTTCTGCTGACGCTCCTGCTCCTGCAGCAGCTCATAGCGAGCCACCTTGGTCACAAGGTCTCGGTACTCCCAAATCGGGATCGTAACGTAGTTGATCATGTTGTCGGGCTCGCGCTCGATGGTGTGGTTGCTCATTGTTGTGCCTCCTTTTTCTTCTTCCAGTCCTCATCCTGCCAGACGAAGACGCGCTCTTTTGTCTTGCTATTCTTGATGGCCAGGGCCACAATGCGCTTGTTTTCAATGACAATCTTCTCAACCTCGAAGCTGTCATAGCATTGCCAGCGGGAGCCGTTTTGCTTCAATGCCGTGCACTTCGCCGCCGGAATCCAGATGAACGGGGCCGTGTACAGCTCCCTACCAACCCCCCAGTTGAATGCAGCGCGCTTGAAGCTGTCCGATGCAAGGCCCTTGGCGGCTTCCGTGTTGCTCTCGGTGCCGGTGTCCTCCTTGCTGATCCACATCTGCTTTTCCTTATCCCACAGGGACACGGTGCAGTTGGCGTTGTCGCGGCTGTGCTGCCGCTTCCAGTTCATCGGGCCGACGGTCTCATCCAGAATGTTCATGTCGCACCGTGCATCCTTGTACAGCAGCACGGAAACGCCGTTCTCTTTTGCCTGGGCGACACGGCACTCAATCTCATCACTCCGCAGGTCGCGGAACATGTACTCTGCCATGCGTCAGCCCTCCTTATTTCACCTGGATGTTGGATCGCTTGACCAGCTGTGTGCCAGGCACGATCTCGCCCTTCTTGATGAGCTCCTTGATGGCCGTCTTGTTGGGCTCCGGCAGCTTGTAGTTCAGCAGATCGGTGTTTTCCTTGCTTGCCCACATGCGGAAGAACTCCGGGTCTGTGATCTCCACCGCCTCTGACGTGCGGAAGCTGACGGCAGCCTTTGTGGAGGTGAACTTCTGGCCCTGCAAAGCGTATTCGAGCCATTTCTTGAGGGATTCAGCCTTGTTCCGGGCGACACGCTCACGGGTCGCAAAGACCTCTTTTTCGGCCCTGTAAGCCTCGGCCTCTGCCACCAGGTTCTTCACCCACATGGCAACGTTCTCAATCTTCTCGTAGCGATCCATGTTCAGGGCATTGAGCTTCTCCTCGTCAATGACTTCGCCTGTCTCCGGGTCGATGCAGGACATGATCGCCCATTCAATCTCGTAAAGTTTCATTCTTGCGCTCCTTTCATTTTCTCGGGTGTTGTTACTGCTTCTTGTACTTGGCTACCAGCCACATCATCAGCACGAAGGCGTAGGCCAGCGCGGTGACGGTGCAGCAGATGATCAGGATGACCTGCACATGCGGTGCCATGGTGCCACTCCTTTCTAACGTTCGTTCTCGCGGCTCAGGATCTTCCGCAGGCCCTTGAGGGCACCGTCGCCGTCGCCGGCAAGCACCTGGCCGCGAAGGGTGGCGTATTCCTGGGCCGTCAGCCTGTCACGGCAGGCCATGACGTGCATGAGGGCCTTGAAGTCGATTTTCTGCATCCTGCCTCCTCCTTTCGTGTCCGCTGCGATAGCGCAGCAGTTTTCGCTTTTCCGCTGCGAAAGTGCAGCGTTGGCTTCTCACTCAATAAGATCGGCAGTCCACTTGAGGTACTTCTTCTCCGCGCACTCCTCGTGCATCGGGCCGTCTCCGAAGTCCCAGCAGCGCTCGTCGTCTATCACATGGTCGCACTCAATGCAGAGCGGGAACATGTCGTGCAGCGCGTCCTGGTGCTCGCAGTATGCGTCCCAGTCAGCGGGGCCGTCATCCGTATAGCGGGGCCAGCGTGGTCTTCTTGGCAGCATTCTTGGTCACCTCGCTTTTGTGCATCTCCTTGCCGAAGGCCGTCACGGCCCGGCGCAGGGTGTCCTCGCGCTTGTGTCGCTCCTTGTCATCAAGGGCGGGCCGGTGAACGACGATCTCGCACAAGCCGTATGTATAGGTGTTCGTCCGGGCTTCCATCGGATCACCCCTGCTTCCTGGCCTTCAGGTACTCGCGCACTCGTTTGGCGTTCTTCTTTTTGATTTCTTCCATCAGCTTCAATTTCTCGCGGATGGTCATGGTGTGGCCTCCTTCAAGTTTTGATTTCAAAACTTTTTGCAAAAAAAATATAGGTGGACATGCTCAATCGGGATTCCCAGCAGCTCGCAAGCCTTCTCAATCTCCTCCCGCTTCCACGGGGTCGTATTGTTCAGCTTGGCGCTCAGGGTCGCCGGATTCATACCCATCGCGATGGCGAAGGCGGTTTCCGTCTTGAAAACCTCGCGAATCTTGCCACGCAGCATATCGTAACTCATGCTCTCACGCTCCTTCCTGGGTAGTTTTGATTTCAAAACCCGAAAACATGATAATACTACTCGCAAGTAATGTCAAGGGGGAAAATTGAATTTTCACGACTTTTATTATAAAATTTTCGTGTTTTTATTGTATTTTCTCAATTTCGGTGGTATATTATACCCATCGCAAAGGAGGGTTAGTATGGCAAAATTTGAGCGGATAGACAGCACAGCGAATCGCCTCCGCATCGCTATGGAGGAAGCCGGGAAGCGTCAGGTGGATCTCGTTCGAGAAACCGGCATTGATAAAGGCGCTCTATCCAACTACCTGAAAGGCCGATATGAGCCAAAGCAGGATGTAGTCTACAAACTGGCGGTTGCATTGAACGTATCTGAAATGTGGCTGTGGGGTTATGACTGCAAGAAGGAAAGAACACAAGAGCAAAAAAACAACGACCTGCTTGCGCAGATCGTTGTAAGGCTTCGTAATGACAAAGCGTTTTTCGACGCTGTGTCTTCTCTCTATAAGATGGACTCAGACAAGCTCGAAAGTCTATCGGCTTTTCTGAAGTAATTTGAGTATGAAGTCCAGCAAGGCCAAATCTTCACACTTTTCGAGCAACGCGTTTATTGATTTCAAGAGTCTTTCTCTCAAAGCAAATTCCTCCTTTAATTCAATTTTATCGGGGCAGAACGCGTGTTCATGGGTCATTGTACCCTATTCCAGTTATCTCTGACAAATGGGAATCGTTCCCTTGCCAGTATAGTACAATCATGGGCCGGATCAGTGCCCGCCGACACAAAAAGACATGAAAGGAGGTGGTTGTTTCAAAAATGGAAAATACCACTTTTGAGAATAAAGGAGGTGACACTTTCAGCTTTGCAACAAACATTGCAACATAGTTGCAACCACACAGGAGGAAAAATGAAATGTCAGAGGTTTACCTAACATCCGACGAGTACATCATGTACCTTCGGAAATCGAGGGCGGACAATCCGCTGGAATCAGTAGAAGAAGTGCTGGAGAAGCACGAAAAGATGCTGCAGGACTTCGCGTTGAGAACGCTGGGCGGATACATCCCCGAGCACTGCATCCTGCGGGAGATCGGATCGGGGGAGACAATCGCCGAACGTGAGAAAATGCAGGAGGTGCTTGCACGGGTAGAAGACCCAAAGGTGCGCGGCTGCATCGTCGCTGATAGCTCCCGCCTTTCCCGTGGCGACCTCTCCGAATGCGGCACCGTCGTCAATGCTTTTCGGTATACGCGGACGGAGATCATCACGCCGCGCATTACCTACGACCTGACGAACGAGATGCACCGGCAGTTTTTCGAGCAGGAGCTCATGCAGGGCCGCTCATACCTGGAATACACAAAGCGCGTGCTGCTGATAGGCCGGGAGAATGCCATCAAGCAAAAAGGCGCATACATCGGCAACATCCCGCCGTTCGGCTATGATAAGGCCGTCATCGACGATGTGCACACCCTCAAACCGAACGATGCTGCTGCTGCCGTGCTGATGGCCTTTGAGATGTACGTCAACGAGGGTAAGACCTACCTACAGATCGCCCGCCACCTTGACAGCCTGGGCATCAGGCCAACCGTGAGCAAGGTGTGGGAGAAATCGTCCATCCGGGCAATGCTACAAAACAAGCACTATATCGGCATGGTATACTTCGGGAAGTACAGAACAGAAAAGACCATCGAAAACGGCCAGGTCGTGAGCCGATCCGTGCGACAGCCGGATGACAAGGTGATCATTGCCAAGGGCAAGCACCAGGCAATCGTGCCGCTGGAGCTGTTCGAGGCGGCCCAGGAAAAGATGGACAATAACCCTCGTGCGAAATGGGACATGCCCCTGCAGAATCCGCTGGCCGGCTTGATCGTCTGCCATAGCTGCGGCAAAGCGTTGGCACAGCACCCGTACCCACACGCAGAGACACGCATCGAGTGCCGGAACCGACACGGCTGCAAGGCAAACTCCGCCAAGCTCCGCGAGGTGATTGAGGCCGTGGCCTTCGCGCTGGAAATGGAACACCTGCCGGACATGGAGGTCAAGCTGCACAACGATGAGGGCAAGTCCGCCAGCATCCAGAAGAAGCTGATCGAAAAAATGAACGCCGAAATGGCTGAACTGCACGCCAAGGAAGAACGGCAGCATGATCTGCTGGAAAGTGGCACTTACTCCGAGGAAGTGTTCGTGAAGCGGAACAAAGCCCTTCATGCTCAGATGGAGGAGCTGCGGTCGAAGATTTACGAGG